AGAGTATCTATCTCCGTTGAGGCCGTTTTAAAGAAACGCGACAGTACACTACCCTTCTCTAGACTATTGCTTTTACTTATTAGATCTTTATTATAACCATAATCGTATTTTGTATATGTCTTATTTGTGAGATCAAGAGAGTTATTACTCGATGCAAATGCTCCTGCTTGCCCTTGAAATACCTTACCAAGATTGAGATCAGACGCGATTTGAAGTATCCGTGTACTTCTTTCAATATAATCTTGTGATGTTTGAGCATTTTGACTGAAACCTGTAGTATGTATATAAGTTTCGTAGGGATCTTGTGATATAAGAGATGTATATGAGGAGAGTTGTACCTTATTCCAGATCGTATGGAATAAAAAGAATGGTGCAAGTGCTTCATCAAAGGTCTTTGAAAGGAACCATGCCGCTGCTTTCAGTGGAGATTGTCTCGTAATCAGTCCTTTTGCGGTCGAAATAGGATCTCCCGTCTGCCGAAAGTTCTCTTCAGGCAGTTTACAGTCATTGACAAGAATCTTTCGAATCTCTTCTGAGGTTAATCCATTATATGATCGTGATATCTTACGAAAAGAGGATCCAAACGCATGAGGAGCAAGTGCCGAGAAGCTATACACCTGTGTGTGCTGACCAGCTCGTCCATAGACTGGATACTCCGTAACAAAGAACTTGAGATCAAGAGTTTCCGGCGCTTCGCCGTCTGTAAAGGCTGTCTTCCGTTCGATCTTGATCTGTACAGTCTCTTGACCGGTGATTGGAAATTTTTCGAAGAAGTTTGTAGTATCCTTTACACTCAAATTGGCTATAACAGTGTGTGAATACAGTGACTCTGTCAAAGAGAATTTGACCACGATTGCTTTAATATCACGCTCTACTCCAGCGTGATTTCGAAGCATGATCTCCTTACAATTGAATCCCTCAGGTAACAGAGCTTCTTTTGTGCCCTGCTCGAGTATATTTCGATTTGACATAATTAAGCTTGAATGAGTTCCTTATACCTTTCAACAAATTCTTCAATAACATTCGGCCGAATGATTCGCATTTTCCTTTTCTCAAAGTTTAATTGCTCTTCAAACTCAAGAATCGATACGCTATCTACATTGTGCGAATATAAGACAAAAGAACCAGCTTCAAAGTCATTAGTATATGTATTCAAAGGTATTTCAGTGACATCACCTTTTGTAAATCCGCTATACTCAGGGACGTAGTTGTCGAGACGACCTCGGAAATAAGGTTCAATTTCTATGTAGGTAAGTTCAAATCCTAAATTATACGCCTGAAAACCTGATATAATACTCTCTTCTTCAAGATTAGAGTCAAGGTAATACCTTGGAGCATTCTCTGCTCGAGCAAATACATCTCGTGCGTTAAATACGATATTTTGAAACTGTGTAGTGTAAAACAATTCATAATACTCAAGCGTGTCAAATACTATTTCAGCGCCACCAGCTTGAAAGTCTGTAAACCGAACAAACGCGTCATATTGATTTGGTGCATTCCTTTCAGCCCACTGGTATACACCTTTATACCAATTGTACTGATCATATCCAGTGTAGCGTAGTGTAAAATTTTCTGCTTGAAGCAGCGCAGGATGACTTACATCATACAGCCAGAGCTGAAGAGATTCGATGTCGTACTTTAAAATTTTAGCGGTATTATCGTTTTCGTCTACAAGTTCAACATATGCCAAATCGAGGCCGCCAAAATAGTTTTTATGTTGAATTTTTGTTTCACCGTTTACAATCACATTCGATTGGATCGGTGTAAAAATAGCAACAGAGTATCTACCATACTCTTGCTCCATCATATCACGAAATTGATTATATTCGAGTGGCCAAGAGTTAAGACCTTCTTTCAGTGTTTCATTTGCAACGAAGAATGTCCAATAGTAATCAGGAGTGCCATATAGTCGACTTGAAACAGTGTCAGGCCTTTCACCATTCTTTATTTCGTAATGGGTGTATGTCGATGCATCATCGATCAACACATCGTTTACGTCGACATGACGATAAATATTCGTAATCTCATTAACGATTCCGTCACGAAGTGTATTATATTGAATCTTTGGGAACTGTTGAAAAAATGCCATTAATCTCCTCCTACGTTTTCTATATTTTCTGCGGCCGCGGCAGCCGGATTAATTGTACTTGGTCTACCATTTATAATGCCTCTCAATGGGTCGTCTTTTAAAGTTAGCATATCATTTCGATTTAAAACTCTGGTCTCTTGAAAGGTTAGGCTGATATCGACCTCAAGCGGAGCGTTATCGCTAAAATACATATTAGCACTTGAATTAAAGTTCGAATTCACTGCGGTTAAATAGGACGACCAGATTCCTGGAATATAAGGATTCTCTTCTCCACTGCTCATATCAACAAACCGAATAGTCCATGGGCACGGATATGAGAGAAATAGGTTTGAGTTTTCAGTATTTAAATCAGCATAAGAAAAATAACGGAATGTTTCGTGTATTTGTTGAATCATTAAAGCCTCTGGCTGACTTTTCGCAATTAGTTTAAAAGTAAAATCAAAGTTACGAATGCCATTGCCTTCAAATGTAGTGTTAGTATTTGGATTAAAAATTTTACCTGATCTTAATCCGACGTAGTCACCGGAACTTCCAGGGATATATTTTGCAGCAACTGTATCGATAGCATCCATAACACCCGCTGCATTAGAACTTAGCTTTTCCTTTACAGTTCCTTCACCTTCTAACAACTTTTGAACAACTGCACCAGCACCATTTACATTAATAGTATTATATACCGCGGCATCGCCAATTGAAAGACCAGATTGAACTGGAAGATATATTTGGTGAAATCCGGTACCTGGCTTTTTCTTACCATCTAAATTTCCAGGAGATGGATTTCTTTCGTACGCCGTGAATTCAATAAGAGGCAAGTGATCTGATTGCGACCTTATATAAGGAGGAAATACTATAGAAGCATTCCCTCCTCCTCCTGATGATTGATCACTAACACCTAAAAAATTAGTAAGAGTAGCTTTACCAGCTTTAAAGCTGTCCTTAACTCCACTTCGTATGTTTTTGATAATATCAATACTCATTATAAATAGTATTTATACAAATAATCGCATGAAATACTACAAAGGAAAATTTAAACCAAAGAACCTGAAAAAGTATGAAGGCGATTTTTCTAACATAACATATCGATCTCACTGGGAAAGACAGGCATTTAGGTGGTGCGACAATAATAAAGATATTGTTGGATGGAATAGTGAAGAGGTTGTGGTTTCTTATAAATGTAAGACCGATGGAAAAATGCATAGATATTTTATAGATCTTTTTATAAGGATGAAAGACGGAAAGTGCTATTTAATAGAGATTAAACCGAAAAAACAAACTCAACCACCTAAAGAAAGATCGCGTAAGACAAAAAAATACTTAAACGAAGTCATGACTTACGTAAAAAACGTATCTAAATGGGAAGCAGCTACAGCTTTTGCTTCGCACAATGGAATGGCGTTTCAAGTGTGGAATGAAGATACTCTTAAATCGCTTGGTATAAAACTGCTTACATAGTTATAAATAGATTATATAATGGCAGTTTCATACATAGATAGATTACAATCCCAGGCTTTCAAGGCTGGAGTTGCAAAAAATACCGAAAGATCTTTAAATTGGTTTAAACGACAATTGGCGGGGATGAAGGCCTTCAATCGACAAAACCTTTTGAGGGATGAGAATCTTAAAAAGCGTAGTCGGGCATTACCTGGTCGGATGTTTATGTATTTCTATGACCCTAAACATAAAAAGACATTGCCTTATTATGATAGGTTTCCTCTTATCTTTATGGTAGAAAAAGCAAAGGGAGGTTTTTATGGCCTTAACCTACACTATTTGCCTCATAAACAGCGTGCAATTTTCTTTGATAGACTTACTGAATATTCTACAAATAAAAAATACGATTTAACTACTCGTCTAAGACTGTCGTATAATCTTTTAAAAGGTGCTTCTAAATTAAAAATGTTTGGGCCTTGTTTTAAACATTATCTGAGTGAGCATGTAAGATCTCGAATGGTTGAAGTGCCTGCCAGCGAATGGGAAACTGTTTTGTTTATGCCAACTGAAAACTTTAAGAAAAAGAATAAAAATCAAGTTTGGACTGATTCAAGGAAAGCAATCTAATGGGATTATTTACAGATATAGCATCAGCAGTTTCACCAGGATCAATCGATAGTTTTAAATCGACAATAGGCACGCGAGGTGGATTGGCAAAAACAAATAGGTTTGCCATTTTTATGTCGCCACCTAATCAGTCTTTGCTTAATATTGATTTAAGCAACATTTTTGTAAGCGCGATCTCTGGCAATTTTAATGCTAAGTCATTAATAAATGACCCTCGCGATATTGGTTTATTATGTGAAAGCTGTTCTATACCTGGAAGACAAATACAGACTATGGATCATTCACACTTTAGACAATCAGTTAAAGTTGCAAATAACTATTTTAATGAAGACGTGACGTTTGTCTTTCACTTAACGAATGACTATTATATGAAAAAAATGTTTGACAAATGGACTTCTTTAGTTATTAATCCTGACACGTTTAAACTGAATTATGATTCTACGTATAAAAGGGATGTAACAATACAACAATTAAACGAGAAAGATGTGCCTGTCTATGGTATAACACTTAGAAACGCTTATCCTGTAACTGTTAATTCGGTTGAGCTAAATAACTCTTCACAAGATAGCATACAAAAGTTGTCAATTACTATGACGTACGAAGACTTTGTTCCAGAAGGAGGAGTATCCTCAGCCCTTTCTGGAATTAAAAACGCGATTGGAGGAATAACCAGATTATTATAAAACTATGCCATTACCAGTATTAGAAACATCAAAGTACACAACAGTAGTACCATCTACACAAGAAAAGGTCGAGTTTAGACCATTCCTTGTAAAAGAAGAAAAGATTTTAATGATAGCGCAAGAGTCACAGGACTCTTCTCAAACAATAAAAGCACTAAAAGAAATTGTTAGCGCTTGTACGTTTAATGTGTTAAAGTTAGAAAACCTAACTACGTACGATTTAGAATACTTATTTCTTCAACTTCGTGTAAAGTCAGTTGGCGAAGTAAGCGATATATCTCTTAAATGTAGTAAGTGCGGAGAAGTTAATTCAGTAAGTGTTGATCTTTCTGAAATCAATGTGGAATTTCCTGAAAAAGAATCAGAGAGAAAAATTGAATTAACAGACACCATTGGAATTACCCTTCGCCCAATATCTATTGATAAAGTAGGAGAACTTTCAAATCTTGAAAAGAATGAAGACTCTTTAACAAAATCAGTTGCAGCATGTATTGAATCAATATATGATTCAAATGGTTTATATATGACAGATGATACATCAGAGAAAGAAATGGCTCAATTTGTTGATTCACTTTCCCATAAACACTTAGAGCTTATTCAAGACTTTATGTCTAATCAACCCGAATTAAGTAAAGTGATAAAATTTAAATGTAGTAAGTGCGGCCACGAAAATGAAATCACTGTCACAGGCCTACAATCTTTTTTTTAATAGGCCTTTCGCATGATTCCCTGGCTAATCATTATCAAACAAATTTTTCAATGATGCAACATCACCAATATAGTTTAACTGAATTAGATAATATGCTTCCATGGGAAAGGCAAATCTACGTATCACTTTTACAAGAATACATTAAAAAGGAAAACGAACGAGTAAAAACAAACAATGGCTAACCAAATTCCATCAGATCCTGCTAATCAAAAAATTGCAGACTTGACACAAGACCAACTTAATGTTAGTCGCGGTCAATTCGCCAGAATTAATGAAAGTAATGAAGCATTAGGCGCGGTTATTATGGAGCTTGCTGCAGCGCAATCACAGGCTGAGGATATTGAAGAAAAGAAAATTAAACGTGAAAAATTCTATCGTCGTAAAGATTTTATCTTTGACACTATCGTTTCGCGTTTCCAAAGAGTAGCTGCTAAAAAGGCAGCGATACAATCTGAAAATCAGTTTAATAGAGATTTAATCGAGCAAGAAGCGCAAGTTGATGCAGCCTTTTCTATCGAAGAGTCAAGTGCTAGGACAGCGACTATTATGGGATTCATGAGTAAAGATATCTCAAAATTGGCAGACTTTATGATGGGCAATAAACTCAGCGAGGAAGAAAACCGTAGAGAAATGCTTGATGCTCTTAACAAAGATAGATCTGGTCGTAAAGAATTTAAAGAGAAAAGGTATCAAGGTTTCTTTAAAACCTTAGCCAAAATCGTAATTGGTGTACCACTCTTTTTAGTTGGTTTCTTTTCAGGATATTTTGAGTCGCTAGGTAATACGTTTAGAATAGCTGGTAAGTTTATCGATAAAAACGTCTTTAAAGGTTTTTTCGCTAAGACAGGTGACGCAATAAAAACCTCATTCAGTGATTTAGGTACTAACATCAAAACTAAGATTGGAAATTTCTTTAAACGGTTTGGTAAAAAGACCGGAATAAGTGGTGCTCTTGAAAGAATTAAAACTTTTTTTACAGATGTGTCTAAGTTTTTTAAGAGACTTATAGGCCCTCGTAAAATAAAAGGAGCGATAGATTCAGTTAAGTCTGTTATTGGCAGGGTAGCAGGATTTTTTAACACAGTAAAAACTACAATTTTAAATAGTTCTCAGTATAAACGCTTTGTAGAGTTCGCAGGAAAAGCCAAAGGGCTTGGCAAGTTATTTGGAAAGATATTCTTTCCTATTAAAGTAATCATGGGTGTATTTTCTTTCGTAAAAGGATTTATGAAAGGATATAAAGAAGATGGAATTATGGAAGGTCTTAAGCAAGGTCTCTTTGGTCTTTTTGATACATTAATTGGTAGTTTACTAGAATTAGGTGCAAAATTGGCATCCTTTGTTCTTAAATTCTTTGGACTAAACAACGCGGCTGAAGCTGTTAAAGAGAGTATGGCCATGATAATTGATGGTGTAAAAAATGTATTAGGAGGCCTTATAGATCTTGTAAAAGCTATATTTACATTAGATGGCGAGTTATTAATGAAATCGTTAGGAAAAATTTGGGACGGAATCAAAGATATATTCATGGCTGGACCGAATTACTTTATGGCGGTAATAAAAGATATATTTGGTTCAAATGAGGAAGGAGAAGGTGGCTTAGTTAATAAAATCAAATCACTTTATCAAAGGATAAAAGATTTTTTATCTGCGCCACTTGAAAAAATTACTGGCCTTCTTAATAAACTAAACCCTTTCGCAGATGATTCGGCTGCAGAAATTAGAGAAAAGATAGCTAAAGAACAAGCGCGTATAGCACGGTCACAGGCGGGTGAAAACGAATACGTTGGTAAAGAAGGGAAAGGGGTTGAAAATTCTTTAGAAAAAATCGCAGAACTAGAAGCTAAGCTCGCGAATATGAAATCTGTGAATGAGATGAAGATGATTCCTAATACCACTGGTGCTCAAATGGAAGCAACTCAGAACGATACTCTTATTGCAAAAGAGGCAAAAACTAACATCGCTCCTGTAATTACAACTACTGATGCTTCAACAAATACTAGCACTATCGTAAGCACATCAACTAATCAGAATTCGCACGTAGATAGAACGATGGGGTTAGGTTTAGGGCAAATGCAACTGCAATAGATGCATAAAAAAGGAGTGGCCATAAAGACCACTCCTTCGAACCGTTAGGATTTGGCTCAACCCTACTATTAAGACGATGCTAACTTAGCAAAGTAGCTTAGTGTATCCTCATCAGAATCACCTGCACTACTTTCGCTAGAGCTCGTCGGGCCTACCTCATCCATTGAAGACTCAACCGAATTGGGCGTCACCGGCTCCTTTGTAGTATTCATTTCAACTGTTTGCGCAGGTGTAAATCCTGTTGCAACTTCAGCTTCACCGATTACTTCATACAGTTTCTTTTTCAATTCACCGTATTCTTTATAGCTTTCAGCATCAGTGAATTCACTTAGCTTATAGAGCTTATTGTATACCTCTTCGAGCTGCGCTTCATCACCACCAAATAGTTCAGTAGCTGAATCAAATTCAGACTTATCGTAGTTACGATAGCCTTCAACTTGACGAATCTTAAGCTTGAAGTTTGCACCACCCCAAAAGTCAAATGGATTGACTGGAGTTTCGTCAGCAAACTGAGGCTGCATTACATCCATGATCTTATCCATGATCTTTTTGCCGTATTCATAAAGGAATACCTTACCTTCATTTTCAGGATTAGCAGAATCAGAGACAACAAGAATGTTGGAGACGTGGTGTAGACGACGCTTACGCTGACGTGCTGTTTCCTTGTCTTCATCACGACCTGAGTTCCACAACTGTGAGTTGAGTTCAGATACAGGATCTTGTTGACCGATGGAAGTCAATGACTTTTCG